TATGCTCCCCACCTTTATCGGCTCAAAATCAAAATGGAATGTCATCGTCCATACCCTCAAAATTAGGCGGCCGTGGCTGTGACGCAGCTTTACGTGGAGCAGCAGGCGCAGGAGCGGGTGCTGGCTCAAACTCCTCTTGGGCATCATCTTTTTCCCGTCCGCCTAGCATTTGCATCTCGCTGGCAATAATGTCGGTCGCGTACTTTTCTACACCGTCTTTATCTGTGTACTTGCGGGTTTTTAGGCGGCCCTCTACATAGACAGGCCGACCTTTTTTAAGGTATTCGCCCACCACTTCAGCTAAGCGACCAAAAAATGTGACGCGATGCCATTCGGTTTCCTCTACCAGTTCACCGGTTTTATTTTTGTATTTGCTGGTGGTGGCAATGGAAATATTGGCTACTGTGTCCCCAGCCGCTGTGTGGCGCACCTCGGGGTCACGGCCCAGATTACCGACAAGAATTACTTTATTTACTGATGCCATGATGATCCCTATTGAATAGTTTTAAGTGTTTTTTGAACAAGCTCTAAGAACTCGGATCTGCGCTCATTTAGCCTGGCAATTTCTTGCTCTACGTCTGCGCGGTAGATACGGTAAGTAAGAAGCTGTCTATCTTCAGAAAAATCAGCGCAGTAACTCACGAAGTCAAACCAGTCACGGCCCGTGCAATCCAAGTGCCCAATGAGTTGCCACTTATAAGCCGGATCGAAACTGCCTCGCAGCAGGGTGGCGTAGTGGGTGGGGGCTATTACGCATTTAATTTCAATGCCGCCGTCTTTTCCTACTAAACCGTCAGGTGAGTCTCCGTATGTAGCCCAGTCGAAAAACCCCCCGTTATCTACCGAACAAAAATTGGATTGCTCATACAACATCCGAGCAATCGGTTCTTGCTCATGGCCGCGCTCAGTGTGTTCACTGCTAAAACTAAACTCTGATCTACGTCCAGTTTCTAGCTCAAGCGCAATTTGTAATGCGTACCTTTTGGCAGGATCACCGAAAGCTTTCCCGTCATTAGCCATAAAGCAGCTAAAGTTTGAGCAAGTAGCTTTCCCTAGGCGCAAGGCGAACCAGTCATCCGTGTTTTGCTGTACGTCATGGAAAATCATGCTGCGCACTCACTGATTAACTGGGTTTGGTGTTCGCTAGCGATGTCTACGTGAACTAAAACCTGATCTAAGTTGCCGTCACGTTTGTAAGCAGCCTTCGCGTTTTTCCACGCTTGAGCCATGGTGGGAGTTAACGTACGTTTTGCGGGTGCTTTAGGACTAATACGCAAACCTTCCACCAGCTCCCTTCCAAAGCGCACGCTAGGATCGACATACACGGTTACACGTACGTTTTGCCAGTCATCGATAAATGCTGAGTTAGTAAGACTTTTTATAGTTTTACTGTTCGACGCATTCAAAATCATGGGTTTGAGCTTTTCACCGGGGCGCAACTCTTTTTCTACAAAGTGAGCCGTGTTGAATAGATCTTTGGTTTTCTTGGTGCGATCTAATTCAAGCGTGACATGGCTGATAGTTAATACGGTAGGCTCAACAATGTCAGCGCTGCTCAAATAGGGTGAGTCAAAAGCTTTGCGGTAATGCGTTTTTTCAGTAGTCATAGCCATCTCTTTTCTTGTTTGCTACCCAATCCACAAACTGGTCATACAAACCATCAACCCCCGCCCAATGGGCATCGCTGCAGTGCTTGACCCAGCGTGCTATGGTCAAACATTCCTGTTCGCTATCTGTTAAGTAATCAGCCAGACTGCCGTATTGCGGGGAGGCGATATAGTCTTGATAGACCCGGCTGACAGGTAGCCAGCCTTGATCGTTCATGCTTGACATCCACCGGCCTATTTGCCCTTGGATAAGCGGGTGGGTAGATAGCCAGCGGCTAAAATCTTCGGATAACATTGAGCTGGCCAGGTCTAGCGTGCGGGCTGATAGATGCTGGTGGGCGGGCCAGCTTTGGCGGTCGATTAGGGTGTCGTGGTTCATGGTTTTATTTAGTAAGTGAATAGGGCTTCTATGGCAAAAATCATTTTTGTAGTCTCAGAGACTGAGAAACTCGCGGTGCGATCTATGGGTCTACTCTTGGCGGACATAGAACTAGAGCCTTGCCCGCTAAATGTTGGGGATCTCATTTCTTACCCAAGCGCGCCTTTGATTGCTTTGCGGGTTGTGCAACGGTGGTACCGCGCTGGCGACGAGTCGAAGGAGGGGGTTTGGTATTTGACGCTGGAGTACGCGAGGAACCCTTTAGACGAGCCAGCTCCATAGCTTTTTCAAAAGCTAAGATGTACCCTTGATCCGCCAGCCTTTCCTCCTGTCTAGCTTCTTCAAAAGTTAAAAGGCCGGCCACATACGCTTTTGGTTTATCTGCTTTACGTTTTTTCATTTGGCTGCTTTTGTGTTTAGTGGGGCGATGTATGAATTATGCGCGAATGAATATTCTATGTCAAGCGTAAAAGAATATTATTTCCCGCTCCCCCACAAAAAAGCCGCCCTAAAGACGGCTGTGCACTAAAATGGGCTACCTAACGGTGAATTTATTTCTGTTAGGTCGTAGGGGTGTTCAAGGACCTGGACCATCAAACCCACGATGGATTTTGAGGTTTTCGGCCGCATACTAAAGGCCTGGGTAAGCGAAGATTTCTAATCCCGTCGAATTCGACAGAATTAGGCGGGGTGGTGGGTTATGATTGCGGGCCGAAATAGAGCAGTTAAGATGCGCTATACGAATGGGAGGGCGCATGGCCACATTAGGTAACAAAACTATTGTTGTGCAAGGGGTTGAGGTTCACGTCACCTCAAAAGAAGATCAGGACTACATCAGCCTTACGGATATGACTAAAGCATTTCCGGACGGCGAAACCTTAATAAAATCCTGGCGCGGCCATACCCTGCAGCACCCCTTGCAGGAACGCATCGCCAGAACTTTGGTTGAAATTGGTCAACATATTATGAGTATACATAACTCTCTGACTGGTTACAGGGCTATTAGTGCCCTCAATACAGCGTGCCGCCTGAGGATTGGCTAGGTTTTGCACACCTTTAACGCCACTTGCTTCTGTACCGCTTCTTTTTCCCCTCGCACGCTAGCCAATTCGCTAGCCTCAATTCCATCGCCTTGGCCGTAGCCCCTTAAAAACGCCTGTAGTTCGCTACTTTTAACCCTTTGCTCTTGGGCTACTACGAGCTTCCCTTCACGCCTATTTAAAGCCTCCAATTCCACCAGTAACTTCTGACAGTCTAGGTTTTCGTATTTTGTGGAAGAAATATATACCCCGGTAATTTGATTCGTGGGGGTTGGCATATTCATGCAGCCCATAAGGGTTGTAGATATAGATAAAGCGATTAACGTTTTCATTTATCCCTTTTGTATGTTTTTTATACGCCAACTATTATTAAATTAGCAGCAACCCCCAGAAGCGGTAGCAATCCCGTAAGGACTAGTTGAGGTAGACTCCTTAAAAACCTTACTGTTTATTTTAATTTCGACAGATACATACCCGAAGTTGTTTTGGTTCTGAGCTGAAATATATAGAAATCCGCCTTTTTTACCAAAAAAAGATTTTGTCCAAGGTAAAGTTACAGTAGCCTGTTGTGTTGCGCCCTTATCATCGCTATAAGTTATAGCTGCTTTGTCAAAAGAGGTGCCGGTACTGCCAGATACTGTGTATTGAACAAAATTTACTAAAGGTTCCGTGGTTTCCGGTGTGGAGTCGCTGCTATCTCCGCCGCCACAGCTTGCGAGCAAGAACACAAAACTCGCAAAAATAATAATTTTTTTCATAATTCCCCTGATTAAATTAAGTATGCGAGCTTTGTATAAGCACAATTTCCCCGATAATTTCGCAATTTTCGTCGCAAACTTTACGCGGGTACTTGCGCTGGTCTGGGTTGTCCGAGCTTAACCACCACTGCCCAGCATCCCTAATTAGTCTTTTTATGACTAATTCACCCTCGTAGTTTACGGCAAAAGCAATACCGTCTTTAGGCGCTTTGGACTCAGTGTTTACCACTACAGTGTCGCCGTCATGGTATTTGGGCTCCATGCTGTGGTTTGTGACTCTGACGGCAAAAAGTTTTCCGGGCTTGAAGCCTTTAGACGCGTACCAGTCTCGCTGAAAGACAATCGGGGAGCCTTCGTCTTCTCTATACTCCACCCCATAGCCAGACGCCCCTGCTGACAGCTTAAAGCGCACTCTGCGTATAGCTGGGTATTCGGGATTATTGTCTAGGTCGATTGCGGCGCCCCAAAGATTAGGTTGTTGGTTAGGGGTATCTAGCCAGCTATCCCCGTCCCCTGTGTCCAGCCACTCCGGATTGCACCCTAGCGCCTTTGCCAATCTTATAAGGCTGGTGGTTTTCTGCGAATCACCACGCTCTAGCTTAGATATATCAGACTGGGCTACCCCGGCGGCATCGCTAAGCTGCTCCTGCGTCAGCCCACGCTTTTTTCGAGCGAATTTCAACCGTTCGGCGAGAGTATCCATATTTATATTTAATCGTACTTGCATATTCTTTCACGCTACTTTAAAATAGTCGCAAAGGAATACAACTGATGCAAGCACGTGATTTTTTGGCAGCAATTAGGGCTACCGGGATGACCCAGGCTGAGGTTGCGTCCAAAACCGGCATACCGCAACCCACCATAAGCAAGATAGAGCGTGGTGAAGTTAATGACGTTATGTCCCGAAAC